GTAGAGAACCCATTAGCTGTAGCCCACTTAGCATTGGGAGCATTAAACTTTAAACCACCAACAATACTAGTAGGAATAACATGATACCCATTGCCATCGCACGAGTTGCACTTTGACAGTTTGGCGTATGGTGTTCCATCCTTTTTCTCCTTTCTTATTTTACCAGACCCATAGCAATCGGCACACCGCTTTACATGTGACTTGTACACTATGTCAGTTTCTTCCCTGACCAGTTGTTTAAAAGCAGTCTGCCCCATATATGGATCGAACTTATTTATCCAGACTGTTTTATCTACAGGCTTACGGCTGTATATCAGAGTGGATAGTTGTTCTGGACTGCTTAAGTTTAATGGTACATCCCCCATTAATTCCCTTACTTTAGTTTCTAAGTATGATAATACCTCCTTTCTTTCTTCTTCAAATGCAATACGTACACCTTCAAGTGCCGTAATGTCTACGTTAAAACCTCTCATGTAGATCTTAGCCAATGTAATAACCATCTGATTAGTTAGCTGTACTACATTGTGCATACCAGCAGCATCTGTGCCTACTAGCTTGACACGTAGTTTGTGTGCCAGTTGTTGTGTTGCATGTAGGTCAGCACTTAGATACTCAGCTAACTCAGCATGTGGTACGTCACGTACTGATACACCCTGCTTGAGATAAGCCTTGAGTGTGTCTTGTTTCTGTGTATCCAGATCGTAGCGTTGTGCACATGCTTCCAATGACAGGGGTTGCTTGACACCACGTAGTATAAGGTACTCCATCATCATTGTGTCAAACACTGCTCCATTGTAGGTAAAGCCTGACTCCCATAGCCACACTAAGTCATGGCCTATGTTGTGACCAATCAGTACAGTAGCCTTATCTAGCTTGCTCTGTACAATAGCATGACCATTAGGAGTAGCCTCTACTTCACTGTGATCAAACGTAACGATGTCTTCATTGCCTTGATCATCAAGCATACCCACCATAACAAGTGTGTTCTCTGGCTCGAAAGGATCTAGCTGTAGCTTACCTTCACGTTTGATTACTGTGTTTTCTACATCAAGAGTCAGTTTCACTTTTCTCTCCTTTAGGAATTTCTACGAAGTTAAAGTTAGAACTAAATGATCTGCGCTCACCTTTAGTATAGAAAGGATATACACAATGGAACAACTCACTAGGGAATACATAGAAGTCTCCCACTTGTGGTCTTACCATAAAGTTTGTAGCACTGTAGCTACCTGCACTACCAGATATAAACTGTATGTGTCCATGAGAAGGATGATGATCTTTGTAGTCCTCTTCCCATTCTTTCTCGATACCTTCAGGTAGTTTCAGATACCCAACACAGGACATACGACATCCTGTATGTAGGTGTACTGGATTGTACTCATGTTGAAACTGCCTGACTAACCAGCCAGATACGAACTGCATACTATACTCAAAGTTATCTGTATTTAATCTGTTTCTACCATATGAGTTTCGTATAGTAGCTGTCTGATTGTACCTGCCTATAAAGTCTTTGACTTCATTCAAGAACAAGTCTCTCATTGCTTCATTGAAGTGTAGCTCCTGACCTACCTTACCTACCAGATTATCTGAGTAGTCTTGTAGATCAGGTTCTTCTTCATAGAAACTATTCATGTTCTTTACAAACTCAGGACTTAGTTTCTTGTAGCCCATGACAGGACCAAATGGAAAGAAGATCTGCTCATCTGCATCCTTCTTAGGTGTGAATATATTAACCATGTTTAACCTCCTTATGCTGAAAACAATGCTGTCTTATAATCAAACTCACAAGTTACCATACCATGCCAACCTGTCAACTTATTTTTCGCAATGTTAATATGTCTCTGTGTATCTTCCTCAGTCTGGTTCTCTGTTGGTGGGTTTCTTGCAATCAGGAGCATGAGATCAGCTTCAGCTGCCTTGCCTGTCTTGGAACCTTCCATCATAGATTGATTAAGTACTACTCTACCTTCAGCTTCAGCAGATAACTGTGACATATAGAACACAGCACACTCCTGTTGCTTTGCTATCTGCCTAGCGTACATCACATTCTGTTTGAGTGTCTCATGTATACTGGCAGAGTTAGCTGTGGATGTAAACTTGTCACCCATATCTAGCATGATGATGTCAGGCTTGTAGTACTTACATACTGACTCCACCCATGCCATGTCTTTCTCTGTACTGTCCTTGAACTTAAGATGTCTAGACTTAGCTTTATACGTAGCAAGATGTCTAGCTTTATCCTTACGTATGCCTACTGAGTCTGTACCTACTGCACATGTCAGATACCTGTGACCTACACGAGTAGGTGTTTCTTCATTACAGAGCACAATAACTTTAGCACCCTGATCTGCGAAACCATCTGGCCCCATAACCAAGCTGGCATGGAAGCTAGTCTTACCTGTGTTAGACCTAGCACCTATCTCAATAAGCTGACCTGCATTCACACCCGGAACCTTACGTGCAAGGCTAGGTATGTTGAAGGTCCACTTGCTTTGTAAGTCACCTTCATCAAGTATTCTGTCCATGTTCATGTCTTCCCACTGTACCTGTAACTTAGGTATGAAGTCATCACCATGTACCTCAAGCAGATTACGTAGTGGCTGTAGACTTTTGAGTGATCCATTAACAAAGTCGAAACCTAAGTTGGCAACCTCTTCACCAATCACCTGCTGAAATAACTTAGACAGTACCTCTTGTGCTATGTCCTTACCCATAGGCTGTTGTGTTTTAATCTGACCAAACAAAGCAGAGTACTGTTGCTTCTGTGCTGTAGTCAGTGTTGGATTATCCG